TTGGAGTATTACGAGAAAGCCCTAGAAACGCAGGCGGGCACGCTGGCGCAGAAGACGATTAATAAAATGAAGGACGATAAGCATTGGGAGAAGGGATTGTGACTCCACGGCAGCAAGACATATATCTCGTAGTAGAGATGTGGTGGAAAAAGTACGGGTACAGCCCGTCCATAGATGAGATCATGATGGTCTCTAAGGATAGAAGCCGGAGTAACGTTAGCCGCCTGATTAGCGAGCTGGTGAAAATCGGGGCTTGTAAAAGAATCCCGAATAAGCGCAGGACACTGCGGCCTTCTGGGATTAAGTTTAGAAATCTAAGTGATTTGCTAGATGACTAAGTTAGCTAAGATACTAGAGGGGCTTCCGAAAGAAGAGCAGGCAGAGCTGCTGGATTTGGCTATGCAGTATAAGAATTCCCTAGAGCGCGAGAATGCGGAAAAGAGCTTTATGGGATTTGTAAAGGCGGTCTGGCCCAGCTTTATAAATGGCAGACACCATAAGGTAATGGCGAAGAAGTTTGAAGAGATTGCCAGTGGGAAGATAAAGCGCCTTATTATTAATATGCCGCCCCGTCATACAAAGTCTGAGTTTGCCTCCTACTTGTTGCCAGCGTGGTTCTTGGGAAAGTACCCGAATAAAAAGATTATCCAGTGTTCTAATACGGCAGAGCTGGCGGTAGGCTTTGGTAGGAAAGTCAGGAACCTTGTGGGTTCGGATATATACGCTACGGTATTCCCAAATGTATCTCTGCAGTCGGACTCTAAAGCAGCGGGACGGTGGGCGACTAATAAGGGCGGCGACTATTTTGCTATCGGGGTCGGGGGTACGGTAACTGGTAAGGGCGCGGACTTACTTATTATTGACGATCCCCATTCGGAACAAGAAGCAGCCATAGCCTCTACCAACCCAGAGATTTACGACAAGGTTTACGAGTGGTACTCCTCTGGTCCACGGCAGCGTCTCCAGCCGGGAGGGTCTATCGTAGTAGTGATGACCCGCTGGGCAAAGCGAGACTTAACGGGCAGGATTGTAAAAAGCTGGGTAGATAAGGACGGGGAAGAGTGGGAGATTATCGACTTCCCTGCGATATTGCCTTCTGGAAAACCACTGTGGCCTGAGTTCTGGAGCCTAAAGGAATTAGAGGCGCTAAAGCTAGAACTGCCATTATCCAAATGGAATGCCCAGTATCAGCAGCAGCCGACTTCGGAAGAGGGGGCGATAGTAAAGCGGGAGTGGTGGAAGATATGGGAAAACGAAAGACCGCCTACCTGTGAGTTTGTCATTCAGTCCTGGGATACGGCCTTTACTAAGAACGAGCGTTCAGACTATTCCGCCTGTACGACTTGGGGTGTTTTCTATATGAATGAGAACGAGGAAGACCCGCATGTTATTCTTCTGGATGCGTTCAAAAGACGGATGGAGTTCCCAGAACTGAAAGAGGTTGCATACCAACATTACATGGAATGGGAACCCGATGCCTTCGTAGTAGAAGCCAAAGCTGCCGGATCTCCGTTAATATATGAGCTAAGACAGCGTGGAATACCCGTTCAAGAGTTTACTCCTACAAGGGGTAATGATAAGATTGCTCGTATAAATTCTGTGTCGGATTTGTTTGCGTCTGGGAAAGTCTGGGCGCCATCTACACGGTGGGCGGAGGAAGTGATAGAAGAGATGGCAGCATTCCCGAATTCAGAACATGATGACCTTGTTGACTCCAGTACACAAGCCCTCATTCGTTTTAGAAAAGGCGGCTTTCTTCGTTTAGATACGGACGAGAGAGACGAACCCCAGTTAATTAGACGTAGAAGCGCATACTATTAAGGAACATCATGTCGATTGAAAAAAGTTTATACCAAGCCCCAATGGGAATGGAACAGGATAGTGAAGAGTTTCCTGATATTGAAATTGAGATTGAAGATCCAGAATCAGTATCAGTTGGTATTGACGGGCTGGAAATTGTAATCGAGCCAGAAGAGCCTTCCGATGAAGACTTTGATGCCAACCTTGCCGAGTACATGGACGAAGGCGAACTGGCACAACTAGCCGGAGACTTGATTGGGGATTACGGCGATGACATTTCCTCCCGCAAAGACTGGATGCAAACCTATGTAGACGGATTAGAGCTACTAGGCATGAAGATTGAAGAACGCACTGACCCATGGGAAGGCGCTTGCGGCGTATATCATCCACTCCTGTCAGAAGCACTGGTGAAGTTCCAGGCCGAAACCATTATGGAGACGTTCCCAGCAGCGGGACCAGTACGTACCGTCATTATCGGTAAGGAAACACCAGAAATCAAAGATGCTGCAATGCGAGTTCAAGATGATATGAACTACGAATTGACCGATGTGATGACGGAGTTCCGTCCAGAACACGAGCGCATGATTTGGGGTTTAGGTTTAGCAGGTAATGCGTTCAAAAAGGTGTACTTTGACCCAGCTTTAGACCGTCAAGTCTCGATGTTTATCCCAGCAGAGGACGTAGTTGTCCCCTACGGTGTGTCTAGCCTACAGTCTAGCCCACGGGTAACGCATGTAATGCGTAAAACAGAGAACGAAATCAAGCGATTACAGGTAAATGGCTTCTATCGTGACGTAGATTTAGGATCTCCAGACGATTCTTTGGATGAAGTAGAGAAAAAGATCGCTCAAAAGATGGGTTTTTCTGCAACACAAGATGACAGATACAAGCTACTTGAGATGCACGTAGACTTAAATCTGCCAGGATATGAGGATGAAAATGAAATCGCTCTTCCCTATGTTGTCACCATCGAAAAAGGCTCGCAAACGGTTCTCTCCATCCGCAGAAACTGGAGACCAGAAGACAAAAACAAGCAAAAACGGAATCACTTCGTACATTATGGCTACGTTCCAGGTTTCGGCTTTTATTGTTTTGGCCTCATTCACCTTGTCGGCGCTTTTGCTAAGTCTGGCACTAGTCTTATTCGGCAGCTCGTGGATGCAGGAACGCTCTCTAACCTGCCTGGTGGATTTAAAACCAAGGGCGCTCGCATCAAAGGTGATGACACTCCAATAGCTCCGGGTGAATTTAGGGATATGGACGTCCCATCGGGAGTACTAAGAGACAACTTAATGCCTCTTCCATACAAAGAGCCATCCCAGGTTCTCTATTCTTTACTCAATACCATCGTAGAAGAAGGCCGCCGCTTTGCTTCCGTAGCAGATATGAAGGTTTCCGACATGAGCGCTCAAGCTCCAGTTGGAACTACGCTGGCTATTTTGGAAAGAACCCTGAAAGTAATGTCTGCGGTACAAGCCCGTGTTCATTATTCTTTTAAACAAGAACTCGGTTTGCTGCGTGACATCATCCGTGACTACACACCTGACGAATACAACTACGATCCAGTAGATGGCGGACGTAAAGCTAAGAAATCAGACTACGATCACGTAGATGTCATCCCTGTTTCCGATCCAAACGCCGCAACCATGGCGCAAAAGATTGTTCAGTATCAAGCGGTTCTCCAGTTAGCTCAAGGCGCTCCTCAGATTTATGACTTGCCACAGCTGCATCGCCAGATGTTAGAAGTGCTTGGAATCAAGAACGCCCAAAAACTGATACCACTGGACGAAGACAAGAAGCCAAAAGACCCAATCAGCGAAAACATGGATGTATTGAATGGAAAACCACTCAAAGCATTCATTTATCAAGATCAAGATGCTCATCTTGCAGCGCATCAGGCGTTCCTAACAGACCCGCTGACTGCACAGATCATTGGACAAAACCCAGCGGCAAGCCAGATCACGGCAGCTATGCAAGCCCACATCGCAGAACACTTTGGGTTCAAGTATCGCCTCATGATTGAGCAGCAATTAGGCGCACCATTACCAAAACCAGACGAAGAGATGCCAGAGGAATACGAAATTCAAATTTCCAGACTGGTTGCACAAGCATCGCAGCAGGTATTGGCTAATAACCAAGCACAGGCTGCACAACAGAAGGCTCAAGAGCAGGCGCAGGATCCGATCATCCAAATGCAAATGCAAGAGCTGCAAATTAAAGGTCAAGAAGTACAGCGCAAGGTACAGAAAGACCAAACTGACGCACAACTTCGTTCTGCCCAGCTGCAGTTGGAAGAGAAGCGTATTGAAACCCAAGCCGAAATCGAAGGCAATAAATTGGGTGCAAAGATAGCCCGTGAGCAAGACGAAGCAGCGGCTAAGGTAGAAGCAGAAGGAACTCGGATTGGTATCGACATTGCCAAATCCAAGGAAAAAACAGCATTAGAAGTACTACGAATAGCAGCATCCGGTAAAAACACTACGAAAGGTGATTGATGGACGCTTTTGAATTACTAGTTTCACAGATAAACGAGAAAGTACAACAGCTCCAAGAGGGTGTGGCTAACGGAAACGCCAATTCCTACGAGGAGTATAAGAAAACGTGTGGTGAGATTCGGGGTCTGCTCACTGCTCGGCAGTACGTATTAGACCTAAAACAACGAATGGAGAACTCTGACGATGAGTGAAACCCTAGATTTAACTAAGGCAGTAGACCTTTCTGCTGTATTAGATAAGTCACCAGAAGAAAAAGCAAGCCAACTCCCAAGACCATCTGGATACCGCATTTTGTGCGCAATTCCAGAGATTGAAAAAGAGTACGAAAGTGGATTACTCAAGGCGGATGCGACTATCCAAACTGAAGAAACGCTGACAACGGTTTTATTTGTAGTCTCCCTTGGACCTGATTGTTATAACGACAAAACACGATTCCCTAGTGGTCCGTGGTGCAAAGAAGGCGATTTTGTATTGACTCGCCCCTATGCCGGAAGCCGATTAGTTATCCATGGACGCGAGTTCAGGCTAATAAATGACGATTCCGTAGAAGCTGTAACAGACGATCCCCGCGGTATTAAACGTAAATAATAGGAGGGCACGATGCCTGAATTAGAAAAGTACCAATTCCCAGATGAAGTAGAGGCAAAAGAAGAAAAAGATCAATCTGATGATGTAGAGATTGAGATTGAGGACGATACCCCAGAAGAAGACCGGGGCAAGCGACCATCCCAACCAGAATTCGTAGAGGCGCTGGAAAAGGACGAATTAGATGAGTATTCTGAAGAAGCTAAGAAAAAAATTAGCCAATTCAAGAAGGTAATGCACGATGAGCGTAGGGCAAAAGAGGCCGCATTGCGTGAGCATGAGGAGGCTGTTGAGCTGGCACGCCGTGTTTTACAAGAGAATGAGCAGCTAAAGAAACGTCTAAACACCGGCGAAGAACAGTTAGTACATAGTTACAAAGATGCCGCCTTGAAAGAGGTGGAAATGGCAAAACGGGAGTATCGAGAGGCTTATGATGCTGGCGATACAGACCGAATTGTGGATGCCCAAGAGAAATTAACGGAAGCAAAGTTAAAGGTTCAACAGGCAGATCGTTTTATTCCACAAAGAAATGCTTTACAAGAGCAGGAAAATGAAGTACAAATACAGCAACAGTCACAGCAACGCCCACAAAAAGATGCTAAGGCAGAAAGTTGGAGGGAAAACAATACCTGGTTTGGTCAGGACGAAGAAATGACCAGTCTGGCTTTGGGAGTTCACGAGAAGCTCGTCAAAGAAAATGGTATGAGTTATGCTACGACTGATGAGTATTACAGACGTATTGACGCAACAATGCGGAAACGGTTCCCCGAATACTTCCCGGAAGAAGTAGAAGTGGAAACCAAAAAACCGAGCAACGTAGTCGCACCTGCAACTCGCAGTACATCCTCGAAACGGGTGACACTAAAGCAGTCGCAGATAAATTTGGCTAAGAAACTTGGTTTAACTCCAAAGCAATATGCTGAGGAACTTTTGAAGACAGGAGCCTAAAATGGCTGAAAACAGAGTACCACGCGAGATTGATAACCGAATGAAAGCAGAGCGTCCTAAACAGTGGGCGCCACCTGAACTTCTGCCCGAGCCAGATAAGCAACCCGGTTACAAGTACCATTGGGTGCGGATTTCTCTAAACGGTCAGGCTGACCCACGCAATCTTTCATCGAAACTGAGAGAGCACTGGGAGCCAGTAGCCGTAGAAGAACAGCCTCAATTTAAACTGTTAGTCGATCCAAATAGTCGCTTTAAGGACAATATTGAAATCGGCGGATTATTGCTTTGCAAAGCCCCACAAGAGTTAGTTGACCAACGTAATCAGTATTACGTTAAACAAAGTGACTCCCAGATTGAGGCGGTAGACAATAATTTAATGCGCCAAAGCGATGCGCGGATGCCAATCTTTAAAGAGCGGAAATCCACGACAAGTTTTGGTAAAGGTAATAATTAATCTTTTAATCAATTAGGAGTTTTAAATGGCTTATCCTACCGTAGCAGGGCCTTATGGCTTTCAGCCGATCAATTTGATCGGTGGTCAGGTATTCGCTGGTGCAACTCGTCAAATTCCAATCGCTTCAGGCTCTGGCACATCGATTTTTTACGGTGATGTCGTGCGTTTGAACACTGGCGGTACTTTGAGCCGTGTTTCCACCACCGATTCCGCAACAGATGCAGTTGGTATTTTCTTGGGCTGTGCTTTTACAAACCCAACTACCAAGCAATTCTTGCAACAACAGTTCTACCCAGCTTCCACAGTGGCTAGTGACATCGTTGCTTATGTATGTGATGATCCTGATACTTATTTCAAAGTAGCAGTGTTGTCAAACAGCACAACCATTGGTGGTATGACCCAGACCGATATTGGCAACAACGTTGCTATTTTGACGACTGCTGGTTCTACAACTTCTGGTGACTCAAATGAGGGTGTATCTGCAACTACTGGTACCGCAACCACACTGCCTTTCCGTGTTATTGCTGGCGTTCCAGAAACTGTAAACGCATCTGGTTCATTCACTGAAGTGATCGTTAAGTTTAACTTTGGTGTTCACACTTACTACAGCGCAGCCGCTGTAGCAACAGCAGCTTAAGGAGCTAAATAATGGCTATTTCTCGCGCACAACTACTGAAAGAGCTCCTCCCAGGCTTGAACGCTTTGTTCGGCTTAGAGTATGCTCGCTACGGCGAAGAGCACAAAGAGATCTATGAAACTGAGACCTCTGAGCGTTCTTTCGAAGAAGAAACCAAATTGTCTGGCTTCTCTGCTGCACCAGTCAAAAACGAAGGCTCTGCCATCGCTTATGACAATGCTCAAGAGGCATGGACTGCTC